AACTCAGAAGTTCTTGTTGCAGCAACATTGATCGCAGATAGAGACTAAGTTCTAAAAAATAAAAATAGTTGGAAGAAGGAGTAGTAAATGGCAACAGTAGAAAAAGACTTCAAGGTCAAGAATGGATTAGTCGTAACTAACGGCGGTACATTCGGAGATGCAGTAACAGTAGGAGCACCAACTCTTGCAGGGCATGCAGCAACTAAGGAGTATGTAGATTCACTAACAGGATCTATGGCTGTAGGCACAACTGCTCCTTCTTCACCAACTAATGGAACACAATGGTTAGATACTCTAACAAATAGAGTTAACTTTTACTATGAAGGTTCATGGTATACACAGGCCACAATTGACGATACATTGAATTTGCCACAGCACATTCACGATACAGCAATTGATGGTACAGGGTTCATTGTTTCAACATTCCGTGAAGGCGGAAGTTTTAACAGCCCACAAGGAACTGCAGTCGATGGTGGAGGACCAAGCACATCTGTGTTTGCCCTAACTCTTGACGGTGGTTCAGTAGTAGATAACTTCAATTAAAATTGATGTTATAATAAGATAAGAAAATGGGCAGCCCCCATAAGGAGATTATAAATGGCAACTAGAATGCAACAACGCAGAGGTACTGCACAGCAATGGACTGACGCAGACCCAATTTTGGCAGCAGGAGAAATTGGATTTGAGACAGATACCAGCCAGTTTAAAATTGGTGATGGCGTTAACGCATGGTCAGATCTCTCCTACTTTAAGAATTTGGAAGACTTGGGTGGAACTCTCGATGACTACATCCCACTAACACAAAAGGCATCTAACAATGGTGTCGCTACACTTGATGGAACTGGTCAAATTCCAGTTTCTCAACTTGGTAACCTAATTGATGGTGCTCCAGCAGCACTTAACACTCTTAATGAGATTGCAACAATGCTTGGAGATGGATCTACACTTGGAGCGACAGTAGTTGCCTCACTTGCAAATCTAGAAGATTCAATTGCAGGTACTCAGACAAATCTAAATACACACGCTGATGATACAACAAATGTTCATGGAATTTTGAATACAGCAGACCTTGCTACACAATCTTTTGTGACTACTACATCAAGTTCTGGAATTTCAACACACAATTCAGACACAACAAATGTTCATGGAATTGCGGACACAGCAGATCTTGCTACACAGGCAGACATCACAGCGGCTTTGAGCACTGCAGCAGCAGATGCTACTACAAAGTCTGATGCGGCAATTGCAACTGCATCAACAGCAGCAGATGGAAAGATTTCAACACACAATTCAGATACAACACTTGTTCACGGAATTGCAGATACATCACTTCTTGCAACATCAAGCGATGTTTCAACAGCGGTATCAGATCACAATTCAGATACAACAAATGTACATGGTATTTCAAATACAGCAGACCTTGCAACAAAGGCATACGCTGATCAAGCAGAAACAGATGCTATTACAGCAGCAGGAACTGCAGCAGATACAAAAATTTCAACTGCAGTAGCAGCACTCACAAAGTCTTCAGTAGGACTTGGAAATGTTGACAATACTTCAGATGCTAACAAGCCAGTATCAACTGCAACACAAACAGCACTTGATCTTAAGGCTCCAAAAGCAGCGCCTACATTTACAGGTACACTAACAGCAGCAGACGTAACAATTTCAGGTAACTTAACAGTTTCTGGAACAACTACAACAGTAAATACAACAAACTTTACAACTTCAGACCCAGTGATTTACCTAGGAGAAGGGAATAATGCTAACCTAGTAGATATTGGATTTGTAGGATCATACAATGATGGAACATATGCTCACCAAGGTCTTGTTAAGGATTCATCTGATGGAAAGTGGAAACTTTTCAAGGGTGTAACAGATGAACCAACAACAACTGTTAATTTTGCACAAGGATCACTTGATGCACTTAAGGTTGGCGAATTTGAAGCAACAACAGTAACTCCATCATCTGGTATAGTCTTCTCAGACGGAACACAGACAAAGGTTGGAGTTCCATCTATAACAACCTTTGCAACAGCAATTTCATCCTCTGCAACTCTTGCAGCAGGTGAGCAGGATAAGTTTGTTCCACTTACTGGAGCAGTAACAATTACTCTTCCTGCAACAGGATATTCAACTGGACAGTCAATTGACTTCTATCAGGCTTCTGGAACTGGAGCACAATTTGCTTCAACCAACAGCGTTGTAGGAACACCAGGACTAAAGTTCAGAACAACTAACTCAGTTGTAACAGCAATGAAGACTTCAAGTGGATGGTTGGTCTTCGGAGACCTATCAGCATAATTTAGAAAAACAAAGGGGAATAATATGTCAAAGCAAGCAGGTAGAATGAGTCAAGGAGCAAATGACTTCTTGGCACCATACGCTCCAACAATCGGAACAGCAACAAATGTTGGTTCTGGACGGGCATACAATAATGGTCGGGCGGATGTAACATTTACTGCTGATCCAGTAAACGCAGCAACATCATTTACTGTGACATCTTCTCCTGGAGGTTACACTGCAACTGGTGCTTCTTCTCCAATTTCAGTTACAGGTTTACAGTCAGATGTAGCATATACATTTACTGTTACTGCAACAAATGCTGAAGGAACATCTCCAGCATCAGCAGCATCTAACAGCATTACTGCAACAACAGTTCCAGCAACTCCTGCTGCACCAAGCGTAAGCACAGCAGCAACAGGAGATGCAACTGTTCCACAAGGTACAGCAAATACTGCAAATGATACAGTTTCATGGACTGCTCCTGCTAATGGTGGAAGTGCTATAACTAACTATCACTGGGTATCTTCTGATGGAAAGTCTGGAGATACAGCATCAACTTCAGTAGTTGTTTTGCAAGAATCTGGTACAGGTCAAACCTATAATGTTTATGCAACAAATGCTAATGGTAACTCTGGAACATCTTCAGAGTCAACATCAATTACATCAGCGTTTACATTTACACCATTTTCCGTGTTTGGATTCTCACCGTTTGGTGTGTTCGGATTCTCACCATTCGGATTCTCCATTTGGATTCTCTCCATATGGGTTCTCAACAACTTCTTACGGTGTAAAGTGTATTGACGGAGATACATTTATTAGAATTAAGCCAGGGGTTGGAGTTATCTCAGTAGATGAGGCAACTGGAAAGAAGACCTTGGTTAATTCAAATAATGAAGTAGTTGCTAAGCAAGCAAAGGATATTGCTGTAGGAGATGTAGTTATGTCTGCAGATTATATGGAAATTGATCCTTCAGCACCAGACTATGAAGTATTTAACTGGTCATCAGAAACACTTAATTTTGTAAATAATTCAGAAACAACAATCACTGACGTAGAAGAATCTACCAAGATTCAAACAATCTACTTTAATGGTGATGATTCTGCTCAGTTTACACTAGAGCATCCGATGCTTGTAAAGAAGCAAATTGATGGAGTTACAAAGTATGGCTTTGCAATGGTTGCTGAAATTGAAACATCAGATGTTATCTTTAAGTATAGTCCTTCACTAAATGCTTATACAGAAGTTATGGTTAACAAGATTGACATTTCTTCAGGTGAAAAGACTGTTTACACCTTCAGTGCTGAACCAGCAGATCTTATTATTGCTGGTGACTTTATTACTCACAACAAGTAATAAAATGCGTGGAGATAAACATCCAAAGCCATCTGAGTTCTGGCTAAGTACTTACAACATGTCTTTTGTTGAAATTATCAATAAAAGCAACTGTAATAGGCTTTTTGTAGAGTATCAGTATGTAAATAGAAATAGTGATCTAAGAAACTCTGTGCTAAAGCCAATTAATGATTATGTTTATAATCTATACCCTGCTCCAGAATTTTTAAAGTATGAAAATGGTTTTGCCTATTTGAGACAACGCACTCATGCAGAAATATGGATTAAAAGAGATTATAGGCTTGGATTTTATTTTTTAGATAGACCACATATAAGGCAGTTTTACTGTTCAGATAAATTGTTTAAAGCCGACGGTACCTTTATGGTCCCCTATAGGTTTTATTCTCCATGGTTCTTTGATCTAAATAGAGAATATGAAATATTAGCAGTAAAAGATGAATACACCCCCTTTGTAATACAAGAGGCTAAAGTTGATCCAATAGATACAAATGTCTCAGTAGTTGAGCCACATTTTATTAATTTCTTGTTTAAAAAAGACGGGGAACACATGATAAATCCAAAGCATGGTAAAATTAGTATAGGAACTCCTATGTATGATATAAAGGTTATGTTGGATGAAAAAGAATTAGCATCCTTAAAAAACTTTTATGCAAACTATAAGTTCCACAGATTCTAACAGATAGAGAGAAGTTATGCCAAATATAGAGTTTCATCCATGGAGCGAAGATGCACAAAATCTTATAGACCTTCCAACACCAACACATAGAAATGTTCCAGAGTGGTATAGAAAGCAACCAGCCTATGTGAATAAAGAAGAGTTCTTAAAAAAGGGAGTTTCTGGCTCTACTATTAAGAAGTGTATGCCAGTATTTGATGCTATGACTGCAGGATATACTCTCTACTGTCCAGTAGACATTTATGTTGATGCTACTGATCCAGGAAAACTTGAATATAATATTCCTATAGCAGTTGCAGGATTAAAGAAAGAACTATTTACTACGCATTCACCAGAACAAATAACACACTATCCTATGCCATCAAATATGCATAAGGATGTTTTAAGAATTAATCCTATGTGGTCAATAAAAACATCAGAAGGATATAGTGCAATATTTATGAAACCTATGCATCAAGAGCACTACCCTTTTGAAATAGTACCTGGAATTATTGATACAGATTCATATATGAGCGAAGGGTTTTTATCTTTTAAGATTGAAAATACCTTTAAGGGAGTTATAGAAAAGGGAACGCCTATAGCACAGGTAATCCCATTTAAAAGAGAATCGTGGCAAAGCAAGTATGTTGATTATAAGGATTCCAAAGATAATCAAAAAACTCAGCGAATGCTAATAAGAAGTAAGTTTTTTAATTATTACAAGAAAAACTTTTGGCATAAAAAGGAATGGCATTGACAAAAAAGATTAAGTTTCTTACAACCTCTTTAGAGATGTACGAAAACTATGATATATTACATCCTGAGCCTGCAATTAAAAACATACCAGAATGGTATAAAGATCTTGCACAACACTATGATACTAACAGTGTAGAGTTTCTCAATCCAGTTAATGATCGTGGTACAGATGGAGCAAATGTTTCTACAAAAATGTGTTATCCATTTAGAGATGCAATGACGGCAGGATATGTGTATAAACTAACACAAGACCTAGAGGTGTCTTTAGATCCAGATGGAAAGCCAACAATTTCATGGGAAGAAGATAGGCTCATGATGATGGATAAAAGGTATATCCTAGATATGGTTCCACCTGAAGGGCATCACCCTGTGCATTTTGGTTTAAGAATGCATTGGTATTATGAAACTCCACCTGGGTACTCTATACTTTTAACACACCCAATGAATAGGTATGATTTACCGTTTACAATACCATCAGGTATAATTGAGTCAGACCTTTTTGGAATTCCAGTATTTATATCATTTTTTCTCAAAAAGAACTTTATTGGTACAATACCAAAAGGAACTCCATTATTTCAACTTATACCTTTTAAAAGAGAAGACTGGGAAATGGAAGTTAGCCTAGATCCAGAGGAAATACTTCAAAAAGAGTATGACCTAGAAAATAGAAGGACTAGATTATTCGCATATTATAAAAAATTTGCGTGGAGAAAGAAAAATTACTCATAGTGTATAATAAGAATATGTCAAAGGGAGAAACAATGAAAGAGCATAAGTTTTTTGAAAGATTTTTAAATGTTGATACAAATAGACTAGCAGAATACCTAGCCTACCAGTATGACAGAATTCAAGACCAGACACTACCAGGAATCAAAGAGTTGGGTCAAGGTGAGATTTGGACAGAGTCAGGAAGTCTTTCAACTGTAAAGTGGAGAGAATATAACGTTTTTCAATTCTTAAATCCAGATATTCATAATTTGTATAAAAACATTTCAGAAGTTATGCGTGAAGCATGCGATTACTATGACTTGAACTTTGAAGAACAAGAATACATGGTTCAAGGATGGTTTAATATTAACCATACAAAAAAGGGTAAGTTGGATTGGCATGATCATGGTGGTCCATATGCACCACACTTCCATGGATACTATTCTGTTAAAGCAGAACCATCTGTAACTTATTATAGAATATTCAATGATCCGCAAAGAGAAATTGCCAACAATAATATTGACAATAGAATGATTATTTCTGAGATGGGTCACCCACATGCACAAGCAGACTGGGATTGGGAAGGTCCAAGAATCACAATTGCATATGATATTGTTCCATTGCGTTCTTTAGCACAAGCAAGAGCCTCTGAGCAGCATTGGATACCGTTAGTATGAGTCCAGTAAAAATAGATAAACAGCATAAGTTTTTTGATAGAATTTTAAGTAATGACCTTAACTCTCTAACAAAGTTTTTACAAGATAAGATGCATGGACTAGAAAATGGTTTAATTCCAAACATTACAAAAGAAGATTTTGATGTTTTAGAGAATAGATCTCCAGCAACAAATCTTGGTTCTAAGTATAATGTTTTTCAATTTCATCATGAAGGACTTCACAACATTTATCGTGCAGTTTCTGAAATGACTAAAGAGGCATGTTCTTATTATGGTATTGACTTTGATGCACAAAACTATATGATTCAGGGCTGGTTTAATTTTGATAACTATCAAAAGCCAGAGCCTTTGCCAGATAGTTTTCTGCATGATCACTTAGAGGGAAAGGGTGCTCCAGATTTTCATGGATACTATTGCGTCAATGCTGAACCATCCAACACCTACTACAAGATAGGCGGTATTGATGGAGAGAGGTTTACTAATGTAAACAAGAATAACCGTGCTGTCTTATCTGAAACTGGTCATCCTCATGGTATTCAAAGTTGGAATGAAAAAGACTTTAGAATTACAATTGCATACGATGTTACACCTTTAGAGACTATTAGGACTGCTAAGGAGCAGCATTGGATACCACTAATATAAAAGATATCTTTGTATATATCTATTCATATAAAGAGCCAAATCTTTTAGAGTTTGTTAATCAACTAATAGATAGTAGTTCTAAAAATAATAGGTTACATATATATGTTAGTGATCAAAATAATTTAACAAGACTTAAGCAGTTTTCAAACCACAAAGACTTGTTCTATGAAGTTATTTGGTGGGATGAATTGATAAGTCCACTACACTATTTAAAAAAATGTTTAAAGCAAAACTATGAAAAAGAGTATCAATATGCTTTGCTTCTAAAACAACATGTCGAAATGCCTTTAAACTGGGATACAGAACTTATAGATATGCTACCAAAGAACTCTGTTATTTCTGGATGTAGTGCTTATAACTTATCAATAGATAAAAATTTTTATATTAAAAAGAAAAAAGTAAGAACAGAAAAGGTTACTCAGACATCCTACATTGATAGAAACTTTATCTTTGGATCATTTGATATAGTTAAGCAGATTGAAATTCCCACTCAATTAAAGTATTATGGAGAAGAAGAATATATTTCTATGTACTTATTAAATCATAATGTAGATATTTACTCTTTGCCATCTGGATATTATAAAAACATTTCTTTACCTATTCATGAAAGAGGCTATGTCCCTTTTTCATTAAATCATAATTATAATGAGGTTTTAGATCTCATGATAAACAACAAAACATCAAAACTTATTTATCTAGATCCATCAAAATTCTTGTCTGCAACTGGTATAGATGCTCAAAAACTATACCTGCTACCTTTTGATTTTAATGATATAGAGTATGACAGACATTCTTCGTTAGATACAGTTGGTGGCAGAAGATATATTGAAAAGTTGAACTCAGTATCATGAATAAGGATAATTTTAAAATCTTTGAAAGTTTTTTGTCAATTGATTTAGACAATTTAAAAAGATATTTAGATATTAAACATGAAGAAATTCTTTCAAATAGCCTAAAAGAAGATAATCTGTTGACAGATTTATTAGTTAAAAAATATAATAAATTAAACAATGCTCCAACCAAACTAAATAAAAAGTATAATTTATTTAAGTCCCATGATCCAATCATTAAAGAAATGTACGATGAGTTAAAAACTTTAACAAGCATTGCCTGTAAACATTATGGATACGATTTTGATGAACAAAACTATATGGTACGTGCTTGGTTTAACTATGATATTAAATCTGTAAATAATAAAGAATACAGTCCATTAAAAAACAATAGGTTTTTTCATGATCATTTAGGTGGTTTTGGAGCACCAGACTTTCATGGCTACTACTGTGTTGATGCAGAGCCATCTATTACCTACTACAAGATTAACGAACAAGAAGTATTTAGCAATATAAATAAAAACAATCGAATGGTTTTATGTGCAAATGGTTTTTCACACGGTAGAGATGATTGGTATGAAGAACAACCACGAATAACTATTGCATATGATGTTGTACCATTTAGCAGATTAGTTAGTTTTGGTATTGAAGATAATCCAAATTGGATTAAGTTTTTATAACTATAAAGTAGTAGTTTAGGGGAGAGTTTTGCTTTTTACAAAACTCTGCTATAATTAAGTCTATTCCGTTTTTGAAAGGACGAAACACATGTCAGATTTTTTTAGTTTTAGATTAACAGATGAATTCGTAGAGAAGTTTGTATCAGCACCAAATCCATTTGGTTTTAAAGATGCAGCAGAAAACTCTCTTGGAGAAATTACTTTTATTCGCACATATTCACGTGTGAAGGAAGATGGAACTAAAGAACGTTGGCATGAAGTTTGTCGTCGTGTAATTGAAGGCATGTACTCAGTTCAAAAAAATCATGCTAAAGAAAATCGTCTACCATGGAATGATTACAAGGCTCAAAAATCAGCACAAGAAGCATTTCAAAGAATGTTTGAGTTAAAGTGGACACCACCAGGAAGAGGTATGTGGACATTTGGAACTGCCATGACTATGGAGAAGCGCAACTCCGCAGCACTGCAGAACTGTGCAATGGTTTCAACAAAGGATCTTGACAAGAATGATCCAGGTGCTTTGTTTGCTTGGGTAATGGATGCTTTGATGCTTGGTATTGGTGTTGGCTTTGATACAGTGGGACAGGATAAAGGTTTTCAAATCTATGCCCCTACTGAGCCAGCAGCGATTTTTGATATCCCAGACACTCGTGAAGGTTGGGTAGAGTCAGTTCGTATTTTACTAAATTCTTACCTTCGTCAAAACCAGCCTATTCAGAAGTTTAATTATGACCTTATCCGTCCTCTAGGAGCACCAATTAAAGGCTTTGGCGGGGTCGCCAGCGGTCCAGCACCACTCATACAACTACATGCACAGATTGACAAGGTAATCGGCGGTAGAGCAGGAGAAACACTTGATAGTCGTGCTATTACAGATATCATTAATCTAATTGGTACATGTGTGGTATCAGGGAATGTTCGTCGTTCCGCAACACTTGCTTTAGGTGCAGCAGGAGATGAAGACTTCATTAATCTTAAGAATGCAGAGGTTTTCCCAGACCGTAACTCGTTTGATCCAGAGAACCCAGGATGGGCATGGATGTCAAATAACTCAATTTCTGCAACAGTCGGAATGGACTATGAAAAGTACACCGATCTGATTGTTAATAATGGAGAGCCAGGGTTTATTTGGCTTGATGTTGCTCGTAACTATGGTCGTCTAGCAGATCCTGCAGATGGAAAAGACTATCGTGTTATGGGCTTCAATCCTTGTGCGGAGCAGCCATTGGAGTCGTATGAACTTTGTACTCTTGTAGAGGTTCACTTAAATCGACATGAATCCAAGGAGGACTTCCTCAAGACATTGAAGTTTGCTTACCTTTATGGTAAGACTGTTACATTACTTCCAACACATTGGCAGCAAACAAACGGTATCATGCAGAGAAACCGTCGTATTGGAACCTCTCTCACTGGCATTGCATCTTTTGCTGATCAAAAGGGTTTGCCTATTGTTCGTGAATGGATGGATGAAGGATATAATACTATTCGTAAATATGATCATTCTTATTCGGAATGGCTATGTGTTCGTGAATCAATTCGTGTAACAACTGTTAAGCCATCAGGATCAGTATCAATTCTTTCTGGTGCAACTCCTGGAGTTCACTGGGGTCCTGGAGGAAACTTCTTCCTTCGTGCAATTCGTTTTGGCGATACAGATCCAATGCTTCACTTGTTTAAGGCAGCAGGGTACAAGATTGAAAAGGATGTTGTATCAGCAAATACACAAGTAGTATACTTCCCAGTTAAGTCAGGACATCCTCGTTCTGAAAAGGATGTAACTTTATTCGAGAAGATTGCTCTAGCAGCAACTGCTCAAAAGTACTGGTCAGATAATGGTGTTTCTGTAACTCTTTCATTTGATAAAGAAACAGAGTCAAAGCATGTTGCACCAGCACTTCACATGTATGAGGGTCAACTGAAGGCGGTGTCATTCTTACCTATGGGCAACACGGTTTATCCACAACAACCATATACTCAGATTACCGAAGAGGAGTATAATGGTTATGTAGGAAAGTTAAAGCATATTGATTTTGGTGCTATTTATGATGGTGTAGACAATCTAGAAGCATCAGGAGAAGCATATTGCACAACAGACTACTGCGAGATTAAGGTAAAATAATGGAGGATTACGTGTCACAAATACACCATGTAAAAGGTTTTATGAAGTTAGAAGATGCTGAGTTTATACATCAACATGCAGTAAAATTTGACAGTAGTTTTAACATGCATGGTAATAATGAAAAAGAATTTAAGGTTTATACATACCATGAGATTGAAGCAAATGATAGATTAACTCTAGATCTTCTGCAAGAGTATGCTTTAAAAGTTTACAATCATGTCAAAGAAACATATGGTGGAGAGTTTGAGCCATTCAACCCTCATAAAACACACTTGGCACGTTTTGAAGAAGGGCATGGAATGCATGACCACTATGACTCTTCTAGACCAAATGATATAGCAACCCTAGTATATCTAAACGATAACTATGAAGGTGGAGAAATACATTTCCCAGACTATAACATTTCTATTAAGCCAGAGCCAGGGGATTTAATTTGTTTTCCAGATCAACCACGATTTGTGCATGGAGTAAATGCCATAAGTAAAGGTACAAGGTACACAACACCTCGTTGGTTTACACGCATAGTGTGATAAAATAGACTTACAATGTCTAATCCATCAAACCTATATGCAGAAAAGGTGTTCGCTGAGCACCCAACAGTTTTGTGGGCTCTTGATGATACAGCAGATTATATTTCTTTAATTACAGAGCAACAAAGAAATTCGTCTTCTTGGTCTTTTGATAATTGCTCTGGGTCTAATTTCACTGACGCACTGGATGAACCTTTTATTAATAGTTCAGTTATTAAAGTAGTTGGAGCAGAACCTACGGGTGATTATGAGACTGCATCTGCTGTTGGTCCAAATATATTTAATTTTTCAGAACTTAATAAAGATAAAGAAACATTTTGCGTAGGGGCATACCTGTATGCATATAGTCAATACCTAACTGGTGTCGATATAGGCTATGAATATTTTGACGTTACAACTGGATCATTAATTCAAAATTTAAAACATTATGATATCTCTATTGCAGAAAAATGGTTTTTTGTTTCAGAGACTTTTCAGATACCAGATGACTCTGCTGAAATGAGACCCGTCATAAAGTTTACATATTTAAAGTCATCAACACCAAATACAGAGTATGAGTTTTTGATTAATGGAATAACGGTGGGGCAGTGGTCAGAGGAATTTAACTCTTTCTCTTTAGGAACTTCAGAACTTGCAATTCCTTCAACAATTAATATTCCTCAGTCAAAGGGTATAGAGGCAAAGGCTTATGGCTTTGCAGAAAACTCTGGGTATTATTTATTAAATAAGTTTTACCTATGTGCAAAAAATTCTGGCATTCCAATGGTTTACGGCGCATCAAATACAACCATTCTTACACCAAACAAAGATAACCTTCCATCTCTTATTATTCCTGGACAAGGATTTTTAAATAATAATGGAAAGTTTAAAGATTATACAGTTGAGATGTGGCTAAGAATTAATTCAAGCGCAACAAGTTTAAAGAGAATCTTTGGACCAATTAACTCCACAGATGGACTTTATGTAAATGGACCATTTTTAACACTAAAGATATCTGACAATATTGGATCATTCTTTGTAGGAGAATGGACAAGGCCAATGCTTATACACATTAAGGTGTCAAAAAATACTGCAAGTCTTTTGCTAAATAGCGAAGAGGTTATCTCTTTAAATTTTGTTACAGATAGTCTTTCATTTCCAAACAAAACCTCAAATGGAAAAGATAATGACTGGCTAGGGTTTTATGCATATGATGATATATCTCCAATAGAAGTTGACTGTGTGGCTATTTATCAGTATCAGGTTCCATCAATTGTTGCAAAGCGAAGATTTGTTTATGGTCAAGGTGTAGAAATTCCAGAAAACATTAATAGTTCATACAGTGGAACATCTGTATTTATTGACTATCCTTTTGCTAACTACACAAACAATTACTTATATCCAGATATAGGTATGTGGTCGCAAGGTGTTTTAGATAATCTTGCTGTTAAGAACAACTTTTTATCTTTGCCAGAATATAAACTGCCAACCTTTGTATCAAACAATAAAACACTATCAAACTTTAATATAGATAATTATGCAACTCAAAATGAATCAGATAAGTTTTTTTCATTTAAACCAAATTCTCAATGGAATCTTACTCAGTCGTATTTAGTTTTTGATTCTATAAATCCAATTAATGATTTTGCATCATCTATTTTTGGTGTATTTAAATACACAGAAATTACGTCAGCGTATCAAACGCTATTTAGAATAGAAGATCAAATAACAAAAGATTATATTTCGGTTAACCTAGTAGAAAATCATATAGAGTATATATTAAAGCACGGATCAAGCACTAAGTTGCTTTATAGATCTATGGGAATTGCTGCTGGAGAAGTTTTTTCTGCAGGATTAAATTTTGAAACATTTTCAAATTACTATGGAGGACCTGTTTCTGAACTACTTGGAAACAGGGGGTCTTTAAGAGTTTATGTTGGAGGAACAAAGGAATTATCTAATACTTTCGTTGGAAAGATTTATAAGGTTTGTTTTGATAATGCTAAAAACTTTACAAAAATAAAAAGCCTATTTGCAAATAATGGAACTCCAAAAGAATATCAGGAAGTCTATGAGTATTTGGAGACTGGGACCCATGATGCTGGAGACACATACTTTGGAAACCAGGGTGGCTACTACAATAGTTTAGATCAGTTTATAGAAAACAATTTAGAGTTTTGGCAATATTATTTATCTGGTGGTGTAGTTGCTGCATATGTTACAACAGAACTTAATGATCACAAGCCAAGTTATGGACTAGTTGGATCAGTTAATTTTAACAAGTTTTCACTGGACATTGATGTTGCAAGTTCTTGGGAAGACAATATACCATTAACATATTTTGCTAAATATATTACGGACTCAAAGGGTATTAGAAAGTATGGTTTAGATTTCTTACAGTTTAATATAAATTACCCAGCGCCACTAAGTTATATAGAAACTGGAGAGTACACAGCATGGAATTATCAAGATTTGATGACTAAGTATCAAATTCCAGTACAAAAAAATTATGCAGCATTGGATAATCATTTGTATACTGGATATAATGACTATTCAGATCTTATGACAAAGTCCACAATAACATATAGCCTAGACACATCTAAGTCTTTGGTTAGATCTTATATATCTTTTCAATATACAGCAGAGGGTGCAAACAACAATTCGGATTCTTTTAAATACTCTGTTAGACCTAATTCAAATGGCATAGTAAAACCAGGATCCTACATTGTTGATGCAGATACTGAAGGCAAGCCAATATACGATAGTTTCTTAAACACTAAATATGAGGTAGTTGATAATAGTATTATTTATCCGCCAGAAGGCATAGACTTTAATGATTTGTCTATTGTTACTCATTTAGATTTTAACGTAAAACAAATGTTAAAAAATCCACTAGAAATTAGATCTTTGCAATTGGCATCACAAGCATTAAATAATTCTGCAAATGAAATTGGAACCAGGTTTGGAACATCTATTTATCCTTACAAGAAGTCTGGAATCTACTATGATTATAAAACTGAAAACCCTTTTAGCATTTATAAAGGAAGTTCTCCATATCTTTATCTTACAAGAAAAAGCGGTATCCAAGTAAGAGGAAGTTTTGATCCATTAGAAAATAGGGGTCTGGCAATTCCAATTAATAAGTCTATGTCTAATGACTATAAGGTCATGTCAATGCAAATTGCTATTAGATATGATCAAAACTTTTTCCCATACACACCAACTCAAATATTTGATATTGAAAGTAAAAACGGAACAATAAAATTCTTTATGCTTTCAGATAGCCCTAGTGGACAAAGAGCAAAGATATATGCAATAAATGAAAATACTGGAGAGTTAGAAGATGGAATTGTTTTTTACCTAAATGGAAAGATTGTTAATGACCCAGTAATAACAACAAAAGAATGGGCATTTCTTGGAATATCTTTTTCTAACCTGCTAAACTTTAATGGTTTTGTTGGATCTATTAGAATAAATGGTCCATTGCTAGTTAATCTTATTTCAACATATAAATCTACTAATTTGCAGGAAGTTCAAAATGTTAGAACTAGACCATGGTTTAAGGTTAAGTATGCAGGCCTTCTTGCTCTTAACTGGGACTTCTGGGATATAGCATATAAATGGCAGGGGGTATTAGTTATATCTTCAACATCATACTATGGAGCAAATCCAGGAGATATTTATAAGGCCTATGCTGGAACCAATAAGGTTATTGTTGATGATTACAACCCATCTGAAACAAATCCAAAGGTTTTATCGTTTAAAGATTACGAATATAACTTCTATAGTGATATTGAGTGGCAGAGTTCAACCCAAAATGCTGTTTAATATGGTATACTTATGGTTATGAATCTTGAAAATCCAAAGAAAAAGCGTAAGTCTCTACCCAAAATGAAGGGGCAAGTTGGTGAATCTCGTGCAAAGATTATTGAGAAGCACTATGACTGGGGCCTATATGTTTATAAAAAGGCAAATGGCAAGTGGTTCACAGATGGTAATGGATCAGTTTTAAACATTGAGTCCATGAAGGGTGACATTATGCAAATCTCCAAACTTAAAGAAGCAGCAAAATATTACGGAGATGAAGGAGATGGCACATGCGTATTTGTACCAGGACTCACAAGGATTTCAGAAGAAGAATACTCTGAACAAAAACAAAGACTTTCAGAAGGACTTATCCCTTCTATGAATGATTTAGGTGCATGGAAAGCAGCACAAGACACACACGACAAGTATGGAAGTGGTGACTAATGTCTGACCAAAACGAATATATAGTTCGTGCTTCAATGGATGAGTTTCCACAAGAAGCAGATGTTTTTAAAGAGCAGGATCCATTTAATAAAACTTGGGACGAACTAAAAGGTCTGTCTGGTTTAGATAATAATTTTAAGCGCCGTGCTGGAAGAATTGCAAAGGGTGAAGTAACTCCACAATACATGGATAGCGCACTTGCAGTAAGAACTGGAAAAGACGGGGCAAAGTCAAAAGAAATTAATCCAGGAACAATATATAGAAATGGCTACGGACTGTTTGATGTAATTACTCCACCATGGAACCTGTATGAACTTGCAAGTTTTTATGATACATCATTTGCAAACCATGCTGCAATTGATGCAAAGGTAGAAAATATTGTTGGACTAGGTTATGATTTTGAAATATCTCCAAGAACAATGTTAAAGTTGGAGACTGCTCAGCCAACAACTGCTCAGAATGCTCGTAAAAGAATTGAACGTGCAAAAGTAGAACTAACAGACTGGCTAGAAAGTTTAAACCAAGAAGATTCTTTTACAACAATTATGGAAAAGGTTTACACCGATGTTCAGGCTACTGGTAATGGCTATGTTGAAGTAGGTAGAACAGTAAAGGGTCAGATTGGATATATTGGTCACATACCAGCAGTAACAATGCGTGTGCGTAGACTGCGTGATGGATTTGTTCAAGTAATTGGAAATAAGGTTGTATACTTCCGTAATTTTGGAGCAACAAATCCAAACCCAGTAACAGCAGATAATCGTCCAAATGAGATCATACATTTTAGAGAGTACTCACCACTAAACACATTCTATGGTGTTCCAGATATTATTTCAGCAATCACTGCACTACAGGGTGACATGCTTGCATCACAATACAACATTGATTATTTTAGCAACAAGGCTGTGCCTAGATACGTTGTAACTCTTAAGGGTGCAAAACTTTCTGGAGAAGCAGAAGACAAGATGTTTAGATTCTTACAAACAGGAATGAAAGGGCAAAACCACAGAACACTTTATATTCCATTGCCAGGAGATTCCGACACTAATAAAGTTGAGTTCAAGATGGAGCCAATTGAGAATGGTGTTCAAGAAGGATCATTTGAAAAGTATCGTAAGCAAAACCGTGATGACATTTTGGTTGCACATCAGGTACCACTTTCTAAACTTGGTGGTTCAGATTCATCGGCTATTGCAGCAGCCCTTGCACAAGATAGAACATTTAAAGAGCAGGTTGCAAGACCAGCACAAAGAGAACTTGAAAAGCCAATTAATAAAATCATTCGTGAACAAACTGACATTCTTCAGTTTAAGTTTAATGAACTTACACTAACAGATGAAATTGCTCAATCACAAATTCTTGAGCGTTATGTAAAGAACCAGATTATGCTTCCTAATGAAGCAAGAACAATTTTGCGTATGCCACAGCGTGATGGTGGGGATCAGCCACTAGATCTTAAGCCACAACAAGCAGCAGATGCAACTACTACAAGGGCAAGAGATGGTCAGAGAGCAAATAATCAGTCGGATGGATCAGCAACAGTTGCTGGCAGAAATCCAAAGGGTGAAGGTAGAAAATCTGACGAACTGTCTGAATTGTCCGAATAGTAAGATATTGTTAAAAAAGGGTTTATAATATAATGGTGAGCAATATAACTAAGGCCCATTGGAATTCGGATGGGGACAATTTGCGTCTTTCAATGCCTTTTGCAAAGGTAGACAAGGAACGCCGTATCGTTTCAGGTTTTGCGTCTCTTGATAATATTGATAAGCAAGATGACATTGTAACAGCAGAAGCATCACTAGATGCGTTTGCAAGATTCCGTGGAAACATTCGTGAAATGCATCAGCCACTTGCAGTAGGCAAGATGGTTTCCTTTAAGGAAGATAAGTATTTTGATCCAGAATCTAAGAAGTTTTATTCTGGTGTTTTTGTTTCTGCATATGTTTCAAAGGGTGCTCAGGACACTTGGGAAAAAGTTCTTGATGGAACACTAACTGGTTTTTCAATCGGGGGACGAATGAATAAGTGGGATGACGCTTATGATGAGAAGTCAGATAAAACAATTCGTGTTATTAAGCAATATGATCTTGTTGAGTTGAGTCTTGTAGATTCCCCAGCAAATCAATTTGCAAACATTGTCTCTGTTGAAAAAGTTGATGGAGTAGATATCATCAAGGCCGATGAAACAGTATTAGAAAATGTATTTTATGACAAAGAGGCTGGACTTGTTTTGGTCTCTGAAAATGAATCAGAAAAGAATCCACTAACTGGATCACAGATGGAAAATATAGGTTTCGTTGAAAAAACGGATAATGAAAAAACAGATATGATAAAGTTCTTAGTTGATAGTGCTAAAGGCATTAATACTTCTAAGATTAACAAGGAGGTCAATCCTATGACAGAAACAACAAATGAAGTAGTAGAAGAAATCGTTGAGAAATCAGACGCTACAGTTGTAGAAACACAGGTCGCTCCAGAGGCTATTGTCGAAGAATCAACAGAAGCAGAAAAGGCTATGAAGCCACATGCAGATGAAGAAACTCCAGCAGAAGATGCTAGCGAAAAGCCAGCAGATGAAATGGAAGAAGACAAGGCAAAGAAGTCAGACGATGTTGCAGCAGCAGTTGCTTCAATCAATGACAATCTTACAACAGCCTTTAGCGATCTACTATCAACAGTTAAGTCTTTGCAGGCAGAAGTAGAACTTCTCAAGTCTACAAAGGTCGACGTTGATGCAGTACGGAGTTCATTCGAAGAAGTTGCAAAAGATATTGCAGCAGCAAAGGGTGAAGTAAATGAATTTGGTAAGCGTGTAGATGCTGTAGAAGCGGATACTGCTTTCCGAAAGTCTGGTGATCTCGGTGAGATTATTCAGGATCAGCCTGAAACGGTTGAAAAATCCCTATGGGGCGGACGTTTCCTCAAAACAGCCGATCTATTTAATTAGAAAATCACTTGGAGGTGAAATAAATGTCAGAAGAAATTATAAAGAATCAGCCAGGTACATCTGGTAATATCGGTGGAACTGCACCAGGACTCTATCAGGGTCAGGGAGCATTTGCATCAGGATCAGATACAGCAGCAAACGTACCAGGTAACTACACTGATGGTGGTGTACTAGGAAATATTCCTACAGCACTCTCAGGAGTAACATCAGGACCAAATGCAGTAAATCCTTCAGGTGAGGCCGCTAGCGGAATCCTTCGCCCTGAACAAGCACGTCAATTTATTGATTACGTGTGGGATGCAACTGTACTCGCTCAAGACGGACGTAGAGTCACGATGAGAGCAAACACCATGGAACTTGAAAAGGTAAACGTTGGTGAACGTGTTATTCGTTCTGCTGCACAAGCAATCGGAGATTACACAAACGCTGGAGCAACTTTCTCAAAGGTTGAATTGACTACAAAGAAGATTCGTCTTGACTGGGAAGTTACAGCAGAAGCACTTGAAGATAACATCGAAGGTGCAGCACTCGAAGATCACATCGTTCGTCTTATGACAAACGCTTTCGGTAACGACATCGAAGATCTCGCTATCAATGGTACAGGAGACTCTGACGACGGAGCATTCCTTGGTATCATGAACGGTTTCGTAAACCGTGTAAAGACTGAAGGAGACGCTCACGAATCAGTAGTAACTGTTTCAAATGGTGGATGGACTCCAGAAGTTATGCAGAACATTATCCTAGCAATGCCACGTAAGTACCGTGCACTTAAGAATAACCTTAAGTTCTACGCAGGTACAGATGTGTTCCAGGGTATCGTTAAGAACAACGGTACACTTGCAGATGCAATCGCAGAAGCATTTGGATCACACGCTGGTGCAGCAGGTACACCTGCTAACCGTCAAGCATACCTTGATGGAAATGGACAGACATTCGGTGGAGCACGTACAACTCGTGTCCTCGGAATCGACGTACAAGAAGTTCCTTACTACCCTGCAGGATATGTCGACTTGACATTCCCACAGAACCGTGTATGGGGCTTCCAGCGTGACATCACTGTTAACCGTGAATACAAGCCAAAGAAGGACACTGTAGAATACACAGTCTTCGTTCGCTTCGGTATTCAATGGGAAGAACAGGATGCAATCGCATTCGCTGACGCTGCATCAGATTCATAATCTGTAACAGTAAAGATTTGGGGGAGTAGGAGTTAACGCTCCTGCTCCCCTTATCAATTTAATGATATAATACTATTTAGGAGGAATAAAATGGAAAATTTAAATAATCCAGTTGAAGAAGAAAAGATTGATGCTCCTGTTGAAATTGTTGAAGCACCAGTTGCTGAAGAAGTAACTCCAGAACCAGTTAAGGTTGAAGAGGCTCCAGAAGCAGTTGAAGAGCAAGCAGTTGTAGGAACAGATTCTTTTGCAGGTTCAACATCAGAAGTACAGGCAGTTGGTTCAGTAGCAGACGGCGCAATCGGAGTAGCATCTGCACCACGTCAACCAAAGAAGGCATCGCCTGCAAAGAAGAAGGTTGCTCAAGATACTGTAGCACTACACTCTACAAAAAACGTAACCTGGCCAGGAGTAGGAAAGGTCTACACAGGTTATAATATTGTAGATAAGGCTGTTGCTGATCAGTGGCTTACCCGCTCACATATTCGAATGGCTACACCAGACGAAGTTGCAAAGGCATTTGGTAAGTAATAAATGGAAGTATTGAGAGTTCCACCTTATCCTTTAACAACAACATGGACACTACCCATACCTAATTATGAGTATGTTGTTCATGTTGAGGATTTGGTGGATCACTCAGTAGAAGAAACAAATATATCTTCCGATGTAAATGGCAAACTTGTTTACACGCTTCCCTTAGATAAGGTTCAGTATGACAGAAACTTTTTGATTAAGTTTTATGATACAGAACATGAACATACTCTTTATGAAGAAAATTTAGACATAATACGACCATATGTAGATCCATCAAAACTTGGTTCCACTGCTTCTGAAATACAAGAGTATAAAACATTAGAAATGGTTGCACGTTCAATTATTGATACTATAATTACAGATGGTTTTTATAATAGCAAGCATATTGTTCAAAGATCTGCTGATGGATCAGATTATTTTTCAATATGGGAAAGTGCCAATAGAGTACTAAAAGTTTATGAAAATAATGCTTTAGTTTATGATATTGATACACCTGAAACTAATGAGTTTAATTTTAGAGTAACATACGATAACTCTGCAATAGAAAGAGTTATTGCAGAAAGATTTAATAGGTCTGAACAAGGTGCACAACAATACCCTAGAGCGTTTGGCGATTTAGGCTATTCAGCAGGATCAATTGCAGTAGGATTTCCAAAAGGTTGGGATTACACATTTATTTTAGATAGTGGATACAAAGCAGTTCCAGCAGATGTAGAGTATGCAACTAAGTTGCTTATTGAAGATTTAAAGTGTGGAAAGTTAGACTACTACACAAGATATGTATCTTCATATAATTCAGACCAGTTTAGAATTCAGTTTGACAAAAAATTATTTGAAGGAACTGGCAATATGATTGTTGACAAGATTTTAGATAAGTACGCAGTCACAATCCCTAAGCCAGGATTGATCTAATGCAATGCGAGGGAAAAGACTTCATGTTCCCTATGCAGGTAGATGTTTTCTATCCCACAGTTGAACAAGGAGCATATGGCAATGTTAAGAAGCAGTGGATGCTTAATAAAACTATTGCTTGTCACTTTACAACTGCAGGACTAAAAGCAAAAGAAGAAATTATTCCAAACGTAAATATCACACAAGATACAATGCTTATTGGTAGAGTTAAGTCTGACATTAGAGTTTCAAACTTAGATTCTGGCACATCACTAACTAATGTGGTTTTAACTAATATACAGGATAGAAACTGTAATAATGTTTATATGGAAACATCTGGAGTACGTGCAGGAAAGCCTACTATTTTTGAGGTAGCATCACAAGAGCCGTTTGTTGGTCCTTTTGGTGGAGTGGAATATTATAAGTTAGTTCTACGTCGTTCTGAAAATCAGGCGGTAGATATATGATATCAATTAAACTTAATGACAAAGATCTAATGAGAGATCTTAATAATATAATTGAATATTCTTTTGGATTTTTAGATGGTATTGAAAAGGGTAAGCGTATATTCTTAGACAACCTTGGAAAAGATATTACAGAACTTGTTAAAGAATATATTGACTCAAGCGCAAGAGTAAATCCATCAAGACTACATCACGTCTATGAGTGGTATCAAACTGGAAGTCCAGATGCAAGATTGTTTGATCTTAACTACACAGTAAGCAATATTGGCTTATCTTTTAAATCTACATTTTCACAATCACGAACAATTAAGAATGGGTCACGCACACCGTTTTATGACAAGGCAAGAATTATGGAGGATGGTATTCCAGTAACTATTGCTCCAGTAAAAGCAAAGGTTTTAAGTTTTGAGATTGATGGGGAGCAAGTATTTAGTAAGGGGCCAGTTATTGTAGAAAATCCTGGAGGAAATTCTCAAGGTGGTTTTGAATCCGTAGTTGATCAATTCTTTACACAATACTTTACACAAGCATTTTTGAGAAAGTCTGGTGCATTATCAGAACTAGAAAATGTACAAATTTATAAAAATAACTTTGCTGCTGGTTCAAAGCAAGGAAGAGGAAAGGGCATTGAAACTGGCTATCGCTGGATAGTAAATGCAAAGGTATCATAATGGCTATATATCATCCACCAACCTTTATTAATGCATATTTATCTGCTAAAGTTCCATCATATTTACCAAATAGATTTTCTGGATCTATGAAGTTTTTTCCAACTTCTCCAACAGATATAACTGCATTAACTGAAACATTTCCTGCTGGACAGGATGAAGTTTTTTGTGTTTATGACAGAATGCTTAAGATGAGAAGAACTCCATTTCCACATATTAAGTGTGAACAACTTATGTATTATTTCTATAAAATGGCAGGAGACCCAGAGGCTCTTATTGAGACAACCCAAGTAGTTCAAGATCTACTAGATAATGAGGACGAGTCAGCGCAAGAGTTAAATGAATGGATAAAGAATAACCCAATTATTGGGCCAGATGGAGAGCCTATGCCATTGCCATTTTTCCACAGGCTTAAGATCTATCAACTACAAGAAACCAGAGATATTGTTGACTTTGGCACAGCCCGTACTTTTGCTGGTAACAAGATAATTATTGATTACGACTGGCATAAATCATAATAAACGCTGATATAATTGATAATGAGGAAACAAACGCCTTTATTTCAAACAGAAAAAAGAGGTGAAAAATTATGGCATATACAAGAGGTAACAGTTCACAGATTATCGTTGGAGCAGCAGCGCTGTTCACATACGAACTTGGAGAACTAACAAACGCCGCTCTACCAACATACGTAGACGGAACTTCTTTTAAGGATACTCTAGAAGGAACACTCGTTTCTCCTACAGATTTCCGTAACGTTGGCTATACTTCTAACGGTCTCGAAATCCAGTTCCAACCAGACTTCGCAGAAGTTGCAGTGGATCAGGTACTTGACGCAGCAAAACTCTTCAAGCAGGGCATGAAGGTTAACCTTAAGACTTCTTTCGCAGAAGCAACTTTGGAAAACCTTCTTTTCTCTCTTGCAGGAAAAGATGCTGATCTTGCAACCGTTGCAGGTAACCCAACACTCAACTTGTCAGCAGGCGATATTGGTGAATGTCCAGTAGAGCGTGGACTCGTTGCAGTAGGACCAGGTACAGGTGACTGTGCTGAAGGTTCAAACTTGGAAAGAGTTTATGTAGCATACCGTGCACTTTCAATCGAAATCGTAACAGTATCTGCTAAGAGAGATGCAGCGACAATGTTCGATGTAACTTTCCGTCTTCTTCCAAACAACTCAGGCTCATACGGAAAGATCGTAGATCGTACCGTTTCAGCATAATACAACTTAATATAGGATTAGCCCAGGCCGTAAAAAGTCTGGGCTTTTCTATTTTCTTTTTGGTATACTTATAAAATGGCCAAAAAAGTATATAACACTGACTACGTAGAAGATATCAATAATAATTTAATTAAAGTTTATCCATTAAAAATAAAATATATGAGAGAATTTATGGATAGTTTTATTCTTGTCTCAGAAGAAAAAGATCAGGACCTTGCCTTGGATCTTGTAGTAGAGTGTGTATTTATTGCAATGAAACAGTTTGCTCCAGACCTATATAAAACCAAAGACGATGTTGCCAATTCTTTTGACCTAAAAACATTATATAAGATTCTTGAATTTGCTGCAGAAATCAAAACTAATAAGACTGAAGAAACTAAGGGGTCCACTGAAGGTGCTAGTTGGGCTGAGATAGACTTGCCAGCACTAGAGGCTGAAGCATTTTTGACGGGAATATGGAAGAACTTTGAAGAACTAGAAGAATCTTTATCTATGCCAGAATTAACATTACTACTATCTACAAAAAGAGATCTTGAGTATCAGCAGAAAAAGTTTGATGCTGCAATGCAGGGTGTTAATTTAGATGATGAAACAGGTAAAGCAGATCCTTGGGAAGAAATGAAGGCTAGAGTATTTAGTGGTGGTAAGGCTAAAGACAGTGACGATATTTTATACTATCAGGGTGTCAATGCAACCAAAGCAGGTTTTGGAATTGGTATGGGATTAGACTATGAAGATTTTACAAAAAATTAGGCTGTTTCATGCTATAATTAGTAAGTCAACCGATGGAGGAAAATAATGACAACAACAGTATATGAGGCAAACAAGGTAACACTTATGGACGGAACAGAACTTGTTCTAAAGCCACTCAGCGTATCTTTGCTTCGTAAATTTATGAAGAAGTTCGACAAAATCGCACAGGTCGCAGATGACAATGATAAGTCAATGACCGTACTAATGGAATGTGTACAAATTGCACTAGAGCAGTATAAGCCAGAATTGGCAAAGGATGCAGCAGCGCTGGAAGCAAATATTGATCTTCCTACCGTTTACAAGATTGTGGATGTTGCATCTGGAATTAAGTTGGGCGAAGATTCATTCCTGAACGCTGCCCTTGCATCAGCAAACGCTGAATAAGATAAAGAGGTGAGAATGAATGTCAGATGTTAATGCTAATATCAGCGTTAATATTGACACGTCTGCAGCCCTAGGTGAATTAAAAAATCTACAGAGGCAGATCTCACAGTTCCATAATCAAATAGCAAAATCGTCTGCATCAGCAGCGATAGCACAAAGAAACCTGCAGCAAGAATTTGTTAACTCAATTAATGCTACAGGTCAATTTGCTGCTCGTATGCAGACAATCAAAACATCTGCCGAATCATTTACAACGTCGCTTGAGAAGAACAAATTTTCAATGCGTGAGTATTTTAGATACGGGGTAGCCTCCTCTAAAACTTTTGGCAAGGTATTTAAAACTGAGTTTGAAACAATAAACAAGGTTGCTGAAGAGCGTGTAAGAAAGTTACAGACACAATATATTAAGATGGGCAGAGATGCCTCTGGAGCAATGAAGGCTATTGCCGTTACACCACTTGCTCTTGATATGGAAAATCTGGGAACTAAGACAATGATGGCTGCTCAAAAGCAGCAATTGTTTAATCAACTGTTAGCACAAGGAACAACTAACTTAATTAACTTTGGTAAGAATACTCAGTGGGCAGGCCGTCAGTTGATGGTTGGTTTTACTATTCCACTTAGTATATTTGGTTCTACTGCATCTAAGGCTTTCATGGATCTTGAAAAGCAGGTAATTAGATTTAAGAGAGTATACGGAGATCTGTTTACGCTGCCTTCAGAAACACAAGCAAATATAACAGTTATTCGTGGTCTTGCAGAAGAGTTTACAAAGTATGGCGTTGCTATTGCAGACACAATGTCTCTTGCAGCAGATGCTGCAGCAGCAGGTTTTTCTGGAAGAAAACTTGAAGAACAAGTAAAGGCAGCAACTAGACTTTCTGTACTTGGTGAAGTAGATAAGCAACAGGCGCTATCTGCAACTATTGCAATTCAAACAGCCTTTAAAATGAATAGCGATCAACTTTCAGAATCAATCAACTTCCTTAACGCAGTTGAAAACCAATCTGTAGTAAGCCTTCAAAACTTAACAGATGCAATTCCAAGAGTGGCACCAGTTATTCAAGGTCTTGGTGGAGACATCAAGGACATGTCAGTGTTCCTTGCAGCAATGCAAGAGGGTGGTGTTAATGCTGCTGAAGCAGCAAATGGTTTGAAGTCCGCACTTGCATCTATTATTAACCCAAGCAAGGCAGCAAAAGAAATGCTTGCCAGCGTTAACATTGATCTAAATGCAATGACAATGAAGAACGAAGGAAACATTATGCGTACCGTTCTTGACCTTGCAGATGCGATGAAACAACTTACACCGCTTGCAAGACAAAGAATTCTTGAACAACTATTTGGAAAGTTTCAGTTTGCAAGAGTTTCAGCGCTCTTTGATAATATTGCTAGATCAGGATCTCAAGCAGCAAATGCTTTAGAACTTGTTAAGATGTCATCACAAGATTTGGCAGCAATTGCAAACAAAGAATTAAATGCAATTGAGGAAAATGCTGCAACAAAGTTCAAGGCATCACTTGAGGCACTAAGAGCATCTCTTGCTCCAGTAGGAGAAGCATTCCTTAAGGTTGTTACACCTATAATAGAATTTTTTACAAAGATTGCAGATAAGTTCAACAATCTTTCAGATGGAAGTAAGAAAGTAGTAACAACACTTGTTACACTATTTGCTGGTGTTGGTCCAGTAGTACTAATGCTTGTTGGTCTTATTGCTAACTTTGGTGGACAAATGTTAAAGTTGTTTGGATTAATTAGAAATGGGTATCTAAGACTAAGCGGTCAGTCTAAGTTTCTTGGTGATCAAACTCAATATCTTACTAGTGAGCAGATGCAGGCAGAGGCAGTTGCTCACTCACTTGATCAGGTTCACGCAAGACTAACACAACGATTTACAATTGAAGCAGATGCAGTTAACAATCTGCGTAATGCATACTTAAGTGCAACTGCTGCAGCAAACTCATTTGCAATTAATAATCCAGGAATGATGGTTCCACAATCTAGACAGCCAAAGAGATATGCTGATGGTGGAGTTATTAGTGGTCCTGGAACTGGGACATCAGATTCTATTATTGCAAGAGTTTCAAATGGAGAGGCAATCATTCCAGCAAAGTCTGTTGCAAGAAATCCAGATTTAGTCAATGCACTTGTATCAGGAAATATTCCTGGTTTTGCAGGTGGACTAACTCCAACTACTGGAACAGTTCTTGGTGGAACATTTAAGTCTAGACGGTATTCTCCAGTTGCAATGATGGCACCAGGAAACACACCTGGTGGTTTTGGAATGGATAGAGAATGGCTTATGATGAACGAGGAAGCAAAGGCTTCTTTTGCAGCATCAATCAAAACAGCCATGATGATGGAAGAAGGCATTCGTGTAACACAAGCAAACTATCGTAAGTTTGGAGAAAACCTTACTCCAACCCTAGATACAATCTTTGACATATTTAAGCAGGGAGTTACAGATGATGTAACTAACATTGCACAAGTTGGACAAACTCAATATCCGCTCATTATTAAAAGCCTAGAAGAGATGGCTGCAAATGGACAGATTGCCTCCTCCGATCTAAAGTCAATGTCTATTGCTGTGAGAAAACTATTGGCTCCATTAGAAAGTGATTTAACACAACAAAATCTACAAAGAGTTGAACTTTCGGTAAATGAGGCTGGACAAAATATTGTTAAGAGAGCATCTACAGAAAGATTTGGATTAAGTTATAAGGATCAGATTAAGAAGTCATTCTCTTCAGAACTTGCAATGCGTGGAATGAATCAGCCAGAAGATTATCCTAAGTCTTTCCAGTTTGCACACATACCATACTCTGCTCCAACACAAACTTATGTAGAACCATTCTTACGTAAAAAAGCAGGTGCAGGATCTGACATTGAACAGCAAGTTATGCAACAACTTAAAGATGGTGCAATATTTAAAGAAGGACAGATTCTTATTGAGCAACAAGCAATGCAAGTTGGTAGAGTTGCAGTCGGAGCAGTTGCAAAGGGTGCAGGAACTGAATCACCATCAAGATTTACTGATCAAACTGGTCAGGATATTGATAATGGACTTATTGTTGGAATGGAAAAAAGATCTGGTGCAGTTGCTGCAGCAGCAGCCAAGGTTGCAAATGGAGCGGTAACACAATTTGAACAAACAGCCTCTGGACTTCTTGTTCCTGCAGGTACTGGAAATAATAGTGGTATGTCTGTGCTTCCAGAAGGATTTACTCCAGCACCAGGAATATCAGATACCATGATTGGACCAATGCCAAAGCAATCTATGCGTGGAAAACTTTCTGGGGCATATCAAAACTTTAAGGCCCAGCCACTTAAGGCTAAGGCTTCAGCAATATCAGGACAAGCAATGCGTGGAGGAATGGTTGCATCAGGTGCAATGATGGCTGCATCAATGATGCCAGGACCAGTTGGACAATTGGCACAGGCTGCAGCGCCTGCAGTCATGGGGCTTCAATCTCTTGCAATGGCCCTTCCACTTTTAACTAACCCAGTTGGTCTTGCAGTTGCTGGAGTTGCTGCGGTAGCAGCAGGGTTCTTCTTCTTAAGAAAGAAACAACAAGAATATATCAAGGATTTAGAAAATGCAGGGAAGAAAGAAGCAGAAGCAAGACTTGGAAACATTGAATCTATTAATGCATATTCAAGATATGTTGGAGATAAAGCGCTTCCTGCAGAAAGACAGTTTAACCGTGTTGGAGATAAGAGATTTATTGACGCAGATCTTGCTAAGGCAGCAAACTTTAGAAAGTTCTATCAAGAAGAAGGTAAAACAGTTGGTGCACAGATTTCTGGAAGAATGGGAAAGAAAAATGCACTAGATGTAACTGCAAGAGATGTTGCACAAAGAGCAGCAACATTTGGTCTTGCCCCTGCAGATATTGCAGCAAACATTAAGGCTGCAGCAGAACTTTCTGGGGTTAGTGAAATTAAACTTAAGGGCAAAGTTCAAGAACTTCTTAATAAAGATGGCAAGGATATAACCAAGGAACCGTTGTCTATTGATGCAAGAATTAATTATTTAAGCAAAGCATCTGAAACTAGTCTTTCAGTAATTCAAAGAAAGATTGATCAGATTAAACCGCCTCAACTCCAAACAGACGCACAAGGTAATGTTGATTACTACGGATATAATGCAGAGGTTGCAAAGAGCAAAGAAACACAAATTAAAAATACTAAGTTTGCAACAGTAGGCTTAACTCTTGCACTGGAAGATCAAAAAAACTCTCTTGCTATTCTTAATGGAATGTACGTTGATGGCAAAATAACAGTTGATCAATACAATGCTGCATATGAAGCACAGATGGTTAACTTTAGAAATATTAAAAAAGCAACAGATGATCTTGTAGTATCTCTTGATAAAGTTGATCCAAGTGGTAAGGCTTCTCAAGCAGCAATCGCTGATATGGCAGATACAACATTTAAATCATTAGAAAAAACAAATAAGAGAGTTGCAAAACTACTTAAGGAGACTGTAACAAAGAATTTGCCAAAGAATATGAGAACAGAAGTTCTTATTGGTTATGCTAATGGAAGTTTATCAGCAACAGATATTTTACAACTAGATACTATTTTAAGTGAGATGGATGGTAAAACCTATAAGGAAAAGGTTGAGTTTGTAGCAAATCTTACTGGAATATCTGACGCATTAAGATATCAACTAGAATATTCAAACTCAACAGAAAGATTAAGAAATGCACAAGAAAAATATAATAGAGCAAAGAAAAATGGAAGCAAAGATCTTGAAACTTATAAAAAGAATCTTGATAATGCAAAGGGTTCTGTAGAAAGACTAAAGAAAGCCATCGAAGGTGGTGGAAAGGTAACCAAAGATTCCCCCGTGCCTGACGGGACAAAAAATGTAAATGATGGCGGAGGAACTGCAGATAAACCATACGCATTTGTTGATGATCTACTAAAGAAGTTAAAGTTAGTACGCAATAACTCTATCGATGCTACTAAGGGCGTAAAGGGCTTTATAGCAGCGCTGAAAGGCGATATGAAGGGCTTTAAGGGCACAGACGAACTTCTACGTGCAGCAGGTGCTACACAGGGCTTTATCGACATTGTAGGCGGACTTGATGCAGTAACATTTAAAAAGATCGAAAAGAGACTATTTACATTTACTAAGGATGGCAAATTAAAGTTTGGTGATCTTGGACAAGCAATTCAAAAGTTTACAAAGGAAGTTGAACTAGGTAGTTTTGTAGATCAACAACAACAGGTTACAAAAAATGCTGGAGAGCAAGTCACCGCATATAACAAATTAGTAGGGGCAGGGGTATCTGCTGCAAAGATTACTGAAATTCTTGGCAATGAGGCATTAACCACTGCTATTGCTGCAGAAAAGGTTGGTAGTACTGACTGGAAGAACTTTATTTCTAGCGCTAAAAAGGCAGATGGCAGTGTTAAGGAATTAGCAAAAACACTAAAGGTATTAGCGTTCCAAGATGCTCAAGATAAAGAAACAGCAGCAGATGTAATGGATCAATATTTTGCTGCACAAGAAGCAATTATTAAACAAAATGCAATGGCAGATTTTACAAAGATGCGTGGATACACTCCAGAACAATATCAGGAAGTTATTGATAAGCAGCAAGAGTCTGTAGATAAAGCAAGAGAAGCAGTTCAAGTAGAGCAAGATAGAATAGATGCAATTCAAGAAGAAGTTTCTCTATATAATCGTGGTCTTGATTTAATTGGTAGAGAAGAAGACAAAATAAACAAGGCCTATGGAGAACGCACCAAGGCAATTGATGAACAGATTGCTGCACTGGAAGATGTTAAGAAAGTTAATCAGCAACTCATTGACCAACAAAAACAACAAACAGATCTTGCTGGAGCCCTATCTTCTGGTGACATTGGTGCAGCAGCAAAAATTGCTCAAGACATGAGAGCAAGCGCTTCACAAAACTCACAAGAAAACTTTATTTCTAATCTTGGAAAGCAAAAGAACGCACTTGAACTACAAAAAGAAAAAGATTTGGCTGCAATTCAAGTTGAAATTAATGGTCAAAAATATACCAGAGTTCAATTACAAGATCTTATTGTGCAAAAAGAAGATGCTATATATCTTGCAGAACAGACAACACTCAAGGCTCTTAATGATAAAGCAAAGGTGCAAGAAACAATTCTTGGAGATATGCAAAGAATTATTGATAAATATAATAAAGATATGACCTATGCAATTAATAATGTAACAAATAAAGTTGGTCAAACAAAGTCTCAGTGGGACACTGTAAAAACTGCTACAGAGGCAGTTACAGAATGGCTTGGAGAAGCACATATGCTTGGAGTAATGGACGATGTAGCAACAGGAGTTCTTAGCATAGAGGCTGCATGGAAAAAGGTTTTGGCTGCTATTGAGGCTGCAAATGCTGCTGCTGCAGCAGGTGCAGGCGGAGGAGGCTCAGGCGGTGCTAATCAAAAGAAAACACCACCACCACCAACACCTTTAAATACAGATCAACAGGCAATTGCTACAGATCAACAAAAAGTAATTCAGGGAATGATTAGTCGTGGGAATACATACGGTGCAGAAAAAGCAACAGTACAAATGATGAAAGATATTGCAGAAATTAAGCCTATATCTTCACAAGATGTTGTCGCTCTTCGTAAGGGAGCGCTGGGATATCTAAACATGGGTGGCGTTGTTCCTAAATATTTTGCAACAGGAGGCTTTGCTCGTGGTGCAGATACAGTGCCAGCAATGCTAACCCCAGGAGAATTTATTATGAGCAAGTATGCTGTTAATCAGCATGGTGTAGAAAATCTTAAGGCAATGAATAATGGAGAAACTGTTGGAGGATCAGTGTATACTTATAATCTAAGTGTTAATGTTAAGTCTGACGCTAATCCAAATGAGATTGCAAGAACAGTTATGACTCAGATTAAGCAAATAGACTCGCAAAGACTCAGGGGGGTTAGACAATAATGACATCTGCAAACTATATGCTAGGTAGAAAGAAGTATGCTAGGCCACAAGGCATGCTTTGGGCAGACAACTCTGGAACTCTTGTAGATGGTCTATATATACCAAATGGCTATGAGGTAAATTCAAATACTGGGTCTGAACAAAATACAAAATTGTTTAATCAGTTCTTGATTCTCTCTGATGATGGAAGAACACCACTTTCTTTTACCCCAACAAGAATTGAAAAAAGAGAAAGAATGATTAATGGCAGAATGCGTTCTACACACATAGCAGATAAGTTAACTCTGTCTACAAGTTGGACAATGCTTCCTTCTAGATCTCATTCTACAAATTCAGACTTTAATTCTTCAACTGGAAAATCTCCACACTCAGGAAACAACTCTTTAGAGTATACCTCTGACGCAGGAGCAGGAGGCGTTGAACTTCTTGATTGGTATGAAAACCATCAAGGTTCATTTTGGGTTTATCTGTCATACGATAAGTACTCAAACTTTGATAAGTACGATAACCCTTATGGACATCTACAACAATATAGTCAATTAATGGAAATGTTCTTTGCGGATTTTTCATACTCTGTTGAAAAACGTGGAGGATCTAATCACGATCTCTGGAATATATCTGTTACGCTGGAAGAAGCATAATGTTTGTTAATAATGAACTAAAATCTTTTCTTCAAACTTCTTCGGTAGTTAGAAGTCAGTCTGCTGTAATTGCAGAATGGAATATGAACATTGCAGAAAATATAAAGCAGATAGGTAATTATAGATATAGACCAACAGATGCTGCTGGAACTAAATATAAAAATATTGCAGGGTCTTTTGATATTAATGATGCTGCCAATTATTATACTGGAGCAACCGATGCCGATATAACTATTGATGGTGGCTTTGATGACATTAATCAACCTATGTCTTTTATATCTAATAAAGATAAAGTAAAAATGATTTATTCTTTAGAAGATTGTTTTAAAAGGTTTAGGCCAAGATCTGGAATTAACAAAGCAAGTTATTTGAACTCAAAATTTTTACACAATACTAATGTAGAGATGGCTAAAAGACCAAGATACTACATGGCAGATAAAAATGATATTTTTAAGTATTGGACATCTTATAGAACTGAAGGTAATTTAGAACGAGGCATTGCAAACAAACTTGTCAATGGCTCTTATTTCATTGAGGACGCTGCTCCATATGTTGTTTATAAAAACAGTGTTCCAGCAAATAGAGTTGTTATTAAGATGCAGACAAATGTTGGAAGTGTAGACCTTGGACCATTTAAAGGTCCTTCTGGATCAATTACTGATCCACTATATGGAGATGCAAATAAGACAACCCCAGTTAACTGGAAAGTTCAATACCTAGAAAATAATAATTGGGTAGATATGGTTAATTTTAACAAGGCATCAACCCGTAAAGATGGGTCGTCAGTAATTAAATCTGATGGGTATGTTGAGTTAGCCTATGGACTTATTGTTCCAGAAAGATATAAAGATGTTTTTATAAAAGCAGAAGAATATTCTCAGACTGAGTTTTTGCCAGAAAAATCTTTAAAGGGGTATGCTTATTTAATCAAAGAAAATGATTTAGATATTGGAACTTATCATATTTGGTTTAATGGAAACTACGAAACTTTTGTTCCGTCTTATGGATGGTATCTAGAAGAAGAGACAGTGAGTAGACTTACTAACTTTGCAACAGATTTAACATCACCAATTAAATATAACAATGCAGCAAATAAGTCTGTGTCTTACAGAGAGTTTGCATATATCCAGGGCTTAAGAATAGTCGTAGACACAATGAACAAGGCAGATTCAACCTTTGATTTAATTGAGTTATCGCCACGACTATGTGTAGATCTATCAGATAAGGTTTCTGATTTTAGTGTTAAGAAGACAGCAGGAGATCTTGGATCTAACGGTCTTCCTGTTGGGCAACTATTAGCATCTACAGGAACAATATCACTGTTTGACTACGATGATGCATTTAACGAAAATAATAAAAATAGTATTATTGTTAACTATATAAACAACAACATACAGATTAAGTTTTATGATATTATTATTAATGTTGATGGATACGATTATTTTGTACCAATTAAAACAATGTACTCAGAAGGCTTTCCTCAAATATCTGCAGCAAACAAAACTGTTCAGTTAA